ATTTGCTTTTTCCTGAGTTTATGAACTTATCTCCCATTAAAGTGATGTCTGGGTTATCTTTTTTGTAGTCATCTTTCATATCATCCCACAAACTTTTAGAATCAGAGGGTCTAGTATTATCTCTTGCAGGAGTTACACCTCTACATTTAGATACCAATAATCTAAAATTTTCATTGTATGCAAGACTCGGATTGCTGTTAACTCGACCACACATCTTCATTAATTCTAATTGTTGTTTGATTGCTACGTTTTCTTTTGAAGTCTCACAATCTGTGCCTAAATATTTTCTGTATGTAAAACTTATACCTTGTTGTTCATTGGTACTACCATCACTATAGTTATAATCAGTATCCCGTCTTTCTGTTCTTACTTCTAATTCTCCACATCTACTATTACCATCGTTAAGATATTCGTTTCTAGGATATGCAGGTCCACCAAACAAAGCCAGTAGTGTTAACATAATTATAAGTAGTGCTGTAAATCTGTAATCCATCCTGAGAACCTCCATACATTACCTGTTTAAATCCTTAATATCATAGTCGTGTTCCCTGACTTGATCTGCTAATTGTCTATATAAATTTTCTGCCATCTGCCAAGTAGACTCTGCAGAAGTTAGTCTTGTGTTTTGATCTGTAATTTTATCTTCAGCAACTTTTAAATCTCTTTGTAAACTTATAATTTCTTGCTGGTTTGAATTGATTGTGTCTGTTAGATTAACAATATAACGAACGCCAGTGAATGTACCGACTAGCACAGAAGCTACCACAGGTACCATGACTATATTTTTCTTTAATAAATCTGCTAGGTTCATTTATAATCCTCATTTTTTTTCTTCAATTTCATAAAAGAAATTGTCTGTGTCTTCAGTTTTCCATTTACCTGAGTCTTCTACATTCCATTCGTTAGTTTGTACTTTCCAGTCAGGAATATTGTCCTTAACTGTGAATGATGGGATGTCCCAGATTAATCTATTGTTTGGCTGAGCCGCATAATTGCCGTCATCTAACGCCAATATGTGAGCGCACTTGTGTTCGTGCGGAATCTCCGAATGATCGGTGTCTACTATATTACTCTCTGGATGTGCAAAGTCAACGGTAAATAAGTAACTGCCGTGATGCCATTTTTTATCTTTACCTATATATTTTCCGTGTTGTCCACCTAAAATATCATAAGTAGTAATAGCAGGATAATAACTAAAAGAATTCCAAAGCTCCAATTCATCAATTCTTTTGGGTGGAACAGACTTGGGTTCATAACCACGTTGAATAAAAGCCGTAATTGGGAGACGATAAAAGATTGCGCCATTTTCCATAAGTGCGTGCCATAAGATAGCGCGACCTGTAATACAGCTAATACCAAAGATAATACAGTCTTCAACTTCTCCGTGATGTTTTTTAAGATCATATAAATACTCCCTTTTTATTTGAGCATATTGTACAGGAATGTTTGCATTTAAGTAAGCCATAATTTATCATTTTATATTACCCCAATTTGGACCAGATTCATAGTCCACTTTATTAGGTACTTTTAATTCAACTGCGTTCTCCATAATTTCTTTTATTTTACTCGCGTGTTCTGGAGACTCAATAGATATATCAAGTTCATCATGCACTTGTATATGCGGTATGATACCCTCTTTATATAACTCTATCATTGCTTTCTTTGTCATATCTGCTGCACTACCTTGAATTAGTTTATTGAGTGCTTTGTAAGTATAAGCTCTTCTAATCCCTGGTCCATGTTCCAAGAGCGCTGCGTCATGTGTCATTGCTTTATGCATACCAAACATATTCGGCTCCCATAGATGGAACCTACATAGTCTTCCAAGTAAAGTTCTTATCTGACCACGTTGCTGTGATCTCTGCATTACATTATCCATTAGTTGTTTAACAAAGGGAACTCGATCATGGTATTGTTTGAATAGACCATCAGAAGTTTCTTTATCTACCCCTAGTTCAGCCTGTAATTTATTTTTACCCATACCATAGAATAATCCTAAGTTAATTGTTTTAGCTTGAGATCTTGGTATGTTAGCCATATCTGCAACGATAGTGTGAAAGTCTGTATTAGGGTCATTATTATAAGAATCTAATACATCATCAACGCCATATAAATTCTGTAAAGCTGCATAATGGACTACCAACCTAGGCTCTTGCTGAGAATAGTCAAATACACCCCATGTATGGCCCTCCTCGGGTATAAATAAAGACCTAATCATTGGTCCAAGTTCCTTATTTCTAGCAGGAATTTGCTGTAAATTAGGGTTTGAATAACTAAATCTGCCTGTCACAGTTCCACCATTATCTCCACGTAATTGATTAATTTCTGCGTGGATTCTACCTTTATGTGAATGTTTTAATATGGTATCAATAAATGTTGTATGAGCTTTATTTACTTCTCTAGCCTGTGCAATCTTTTGAACCACTGGATGCGGATGGTTTTGTAAAAAATTTTTAGTAAAAGAAGGAGCAGATGTTTTCTCAGTTACGTCATAAGGTAATTTTAGTTTCTCAAAAACTTTGGCAATCGATCTGGCTGCCCATATCTGAGGTTCTATTCCTGTTTCTTTTTTCACTGCTAGTAATGCTAATTCTTCTCTTTCAACTAATTGTTTCTTTAATTTACCTGCTGCTTGAACGTCTACACGAACTCCTAAAAAACGCATATCAACGAGGCAAGGAAATAATTCTGTCTCCATATCAAAAATAGATTGGATGTCTTGATTAACAATTTCTGTTTTTAGATACTGCCATAGTTGTAATGTAATCGCTGCATCTTTTTCTGCGTATTGACCTACATACATTGCAGGTAATTTATACATCTCTCCCTTAGGATCGATTCCCCATTCTTTTGCTGCTGCATACAATGCTGCTTCATCTTTTCCTGTACCTACATATCTTTTAGCACAAGTATTAAGATCAAAACGAAATTGATTTTCATCACATAAAGCAGATGCAATCATAGTATCTATAATAGTGCCATTAATCTTTAGACCCATAGCTCTAATCCAACATACATCATACATTGCATTGTGAAATATTTTACTAGCCTTAGTATTTAAAACATCTTGAAACCATTTAAGGACCATAGTTTTATCCATGTTTCCACCACCGCCATGAGCGATAGGATAATATCCACACCAACCTTCAACAGCGACGGCTATACCAACAACTTCTCCTTTACCAATGATTGCTCCTGACCCCATCTTCGTTAGTTCAGGATCTTTAGTTTCTAAGTCAATTGCAATCTCATCATGACTAGATAAGTCTGGAAAATTTTCTGGTGGTAGCCATTCGGTTTGTGGTTTAAATATTATCTTCTGCATTTTTATTTATCCTTTTTATATTAGTTAATTGTTCCATATCCTGAAAGGGAACCATAGTGATTTTATCAAGTCTACCTTCGCGTTGATAGATTTGATAAATTCCTTTGCCTTTTTCAAAATTCTTTTCTTTTAATTTAGATTCAACATGTTCTAATAGTTCTTGTCTATCAATCAGTAGCCAATGATCAGTTCTTTCAAATACTATATAATCTGCTTTGCCTTTTACCCATCCAGGTTTACCTCTAACATTCGTTCCTTCAACCCAAGCAATATCATCCTGTGATTTGTTATCCCAACGATTTACTTTCTTCATACCCTTTACATCAAATTTTAAAAGCTGACCATCTAAAGTTCCTTGCACATCCCAATGCTCTTGCATATCTTGATAGTCATTTGCCCATACTGGGTCTTTTAAATTCTTTGCAAAGTTTTGTTCTATTATTTTTGCTCTTGCTCTGTATTCTTGCCAACTCATTATTTATCCTTTTCGTTATTATAATAAACCATTCTCATACTGCCCTCATATTTTTTTAGACGTTTCTTCATTTTTTGATTCTCGTTATAAAGTTTTTCACAGTCTTCTTTAAGTTTTTTAATTTTTGATGCATACAGTTCTCTGTAATGTAGGCTCCAATTCTTTGCTATAATCATTTGTCATCTTTTAATTTCAATATTTCTAAATCACAATAATGTTTTATTTTTTCAAGATCTTGTATGCCTGCTTTGTTTTTGTATCTGCAAACGTATTTAATTACGTTGCCCTGAAAAAATGAGAGATCATTCTTTGAAATAAATTCATAGGGTTGAATATGAAAGTCTTTGTAGTGACTCCCGCCTATCTGCTTATCTTGTGGAAATGAATCTTCAAATATATCTTTATTGGTCATAATACCTCCTCCATTGGGTAACATTTGCTATCATCTTTTGGTCTTATAATATGTAAGTGTTCCTTTGTTCTTGTTGCACCTACGTAAAATAATCTTGTTTCATCATCTTGGTTCTTGTCATATGATTTCTTAGTATTAAAGGTAAGATCAGTGAGTAAGACTACATTGTCTTCTTCACCTCCTTTAGCACTATGAATGGTTGATAGTTTTATCCGTGGTTCTTGATTCAACATCTCTCCATTACGTTTCATACGTCGTATATAAGTAATTCTTTTTTCTCCAGCTTGATCAAAAGCTTCATACCAAATCTCATTAGTTCCAAGTCCATAGTCATTCTGTAATTGATCTAAGCTATACAGTCCATTCTTAACCATTGACTTTAATTTATCCTTGTTCCATTTTTCAGTGCTGATGTACTTTGAAATATTTTCTATTTGTTTTGAATCTAACATCTGTCCTTTGATTAAATATTCCCAGTTAGTTGCAGCGATTTGAATATCTTTTTCATAAAGTTTTTTAAATCTATTCTCATAATAAAAACCTTTTTCCCTTAATGTTTCCTCTAGAGGATCTAACATTGATCTTGTTCTAGTTAACACCAACCATTTACCTGTTGTCATATTCACATCTTCAAAGTGATCATAAGAACTTAGTTTTCCTTCATGTTGTTTAGGGTTCCAACTTTTTTCTATTCTGTTATTAACCCTACCAATAATTGAGTTTGCTAATTGGTGTATCTTTTTTGGAACTCTTCTAGATTCTTTCAGTTCAATAATCTTTCCTTTTTGTGCAATGAATGAATCTACATCTGCACCAGCCCATCTAAATACAGCTTGATCATCATCTCCTGCAATAAAAGAATCAACTGTTTTATCAGTAATATGTTTAACCATATCCCATTGCATTAAAGATAAATCCTGAGCTTCATCAATAAATACCACATCGAAGTTTGGTGATTTTTCTTCTTTGATAAAATTTAAAATCATATCGTTGTAGTCAATAAGATTATATTCTTTCTTATATTCTACTAGTCTTTCACTTAAATGAACTAGAGTTGAGTATTCAACATCTTGATTATGTTCTTTCAAATTATACTGCTCATCTATTGTAATGTTTCTAAGTTTAGCTAGATTGATTATTCTAAGGTAATCACTTTTAGTAGAAAATAATCCCGTCTCTTCTTCATCGTAATCATTGTAATCTAAAAACAAATGTTCTTTCCTACCCAGATCTTCGTAGTGTCTCTTCTGCATTACTTGATTTTTTTTCAACCCTAGTGATTTAAAAGCAAGAGAATGTAGTGTTCTAAAATAGGGAAGATCATCTTCTTCTAAATTAAATTTTTTCATTGCTCTTTCTTTAGCTTCATTTGCTGCTTTCTTTGTAAAAGCAAAGTAACCAATTCTATCTGGGTTAGTTGTCTTTAGATATTCATCTACCTTTTCTAACAATGTATGTGTCTTTCCTGTACCTGGTGGTCCGAATACAATTGTCTTCATTAATATGGATCCTTTTCTTTTAAGACTTTAGGTGTATGAGTTTTTTCTGGTTTCTCAAATGCGTCCACTACCATAATTGTTGGTCTCTTCTTACCAATTACAATTCGATCATCACTACAATCACAATATTCTTTCAACATTTGCTGTGTAACTTGTGGTTTCTCTGGCCATTTCTTTCTAAGTAAATGTCCATGATAAAATTTATGAAATATAAATTTATGTTTACCTTCTTCTGTAAAGACGTTTCCATTTAGAATATCTTTTTTAGTAGTCTCCGCTGCAGTTCTATTAGTACAGAACTCTTCTAAATGTTCTTTTAATTGATCTACCATTGAAGAACCTTTTGGTGCTTTGATTATTTCTACACCTTGTAATAACTGATCAACATATGTTTCAAATTCTTTCACGGTTACTCTTTTTGGTTTCTTATTGATTTGTTTTACAACTGTTCTTCTAAATAATCTTTGTTCCATTAGACAATCAATGTTATCTAATTTCACTCTATCCCCATCTACATTGACCCAATAGTAGGGTTCGTCTAGTTCAACTTTTTGAAGATCAGATAGTATTGGAAATACTGAGTCTCCACCAATACCATACGTCCTAGTTCTACATAAATTTTTATCACAATGATTACACATTGGATCTTCATTACATTTAAAACCTAGATCTTTACCATCATTAAATTTTATTTTACCTTGAACAATTCTATCTTCTAATGGCCCTGAAGGATGTTTCTCAAAGTATTTATAATTAAATGCATTGATCTTTGTTTGCCAACTATCTGGCCATTTTCTTTTTGCATACTGTATGTATTGATAAATAATTCTATCTCTGCCATCTTTAATTTCAGTTTGAGTAATACTTTCCAAACAAGGTGGACCATCACTAAACTCTGAGTCAGGTCTCTTGATTGTTAATGTTTCTAACTGTTCTGGAGTAAGTTTATATAAATCATGTAGTAAATAAAAACGTTCCAGATTAACAGCTTCACCTTGATCATTAAAGCAATATCTTGTTGTTTTATCACCATTAAAGTATGGTAAATTTAAAAAGTTTCCTGTATCATCTTTGGATTTTAATTCTACTTGTTTTGGAAATACTTCCGACCCCCCATAACCTAACACTGCACTAACTGATACTAACTTATCTCGCATTAGTTTTGCTTCAACAGGAACTGTTGTAAAACAAAATACGTGTGCACCTCCACTCTTAGATCTAAATACTAATAAAGGTAAATCTAAACTTTTAATTTTATCTATTAATTTCTTGTGATCAAAACCTGCATAAGAATCGATATCAACACAACCCCATTTACAAGTATTAGTTTCATTAATCGGTATGATTCCTAAACTAGGTTCCGCACCGTTTAAATGGTCTTGCCACATATTATCTGTGACCATACCTCTTTGAACGAAAGATTTACCTTTGATCTTTTGACCGTCGGCACCTTTCTTGTCGACGTATGTTAATCCATACGCACGTTCTAGCCCTGAGAATATCTCTTTAAACTTTTCCATAATAATATTTAAGCGGGCGTTTCCACTCTCGCTTTAACGCCCACTACCTAGGATACTGTTTAGTATGGTGATTTTTCTGTTGTCTCAGTTTCAGAGTCGTGTTTAATTTCAACCTCACCTTTGCTAACTTTTTCAGCAAAGTCTTTGGCGATATTATAAACACCAGCGTCTGATACAGGTCCAACTTTAGTTACATCCCAACCAAACCATGTTCCTTTATCATTAGTCATTTGAACTGACTTTAGATTATAAACGTGGCTAAATGTTGGTGGAGTAAATAAACCGTTTTTACCCTGCATCTTTATAGACATCATCATAGAGTTCCAAGTTCTACTTACTTTCAACTGTGTTCTTGTCATAGACAATAATGCAGTAGATGGTACTGATCCCAAAGTAACAACAAAATGATTTGCCGTGTTCTCAAGATAGTTACCATTAGGTAGCCTGTCTCTATTCATCTGGTCTCTTGTAGCTGTTTTAACAATAGGATCGTCTATTGAATACATCTTTACAAGACCTCCGCCTTCTCCTCTATCTTTCCACTCAAGAAATTTTCTATTGTAGAAAGCAGGAATTACATTAACTCCTTTTTCACCATTGAATAATTCTTTAGTGACAGAGTTCAATATCATCCCAGGTTCTGCGCCGTCAACGTATTTACCATCTCTTTTATTTATCTCTGGAGATAACTGTCCTAAGACTTTAAGAAAGGGTAAGGCAACATCGTCCTGACCAATATTTTGTGCTCCTGCGTTAGCATCAGCTTCAAACATATTCGTAGCTAATGCACCTTCTGTTTTTTTCGTAAGGTTTGTTTCTTTTGACATGATTATTTTTTCCTTTTGATTGTTGTTTTATTTCCAACAAAGATGCTGAAAATTTCCGTAGGCATTTCTTGACCTGCCTCAATACGTTGACGGACCAACGCTTTTAGAGTCATGGGTTCAACCTTTAATTTCTGCGCAGGTTGAAGGCCCTGACTCTTTGCAAGTTCAGCATATTCTGCTGCCTTGTTGTCTTCTCCACGGCCAAAAGATACTACCATTTCGTTTTTGATAATGTCTCCCAGACCATTTTGTCGAAGCCAGTTAAAAGCCGATTCTCTATTAGCCACTGTAATGGTAGCATTGTAGAACGGCTTGACGTCAATCATAGAACCATCCATTAGTTTGAGTTGGGATAGACCCATCTCAGACATCATAGTAGGAATTACCTCTGCTGATATAACATCTAAATCTTTTTTCTTTTTCTTTAAGTTCTCTTCGATGCCCTCTATTTCTTTTACTAGAGACTCCATCTTTTGAACTTCATTAGATAGTGATTTTATATTTTCACTCTTATCTAATATATCTGTTTTGTCTTGCTCAAAGTTTATATTATTCATCTATTTTTCCTTTCTCGTATAGATTAATTGCAATAGGATAATATTGTCTTTCTTGTTTATCCCATTTCAATACATTATATTTACCATTTGTAATGTCAGATGCAATAGAACATGCAACACCTATAATTGCAGGATCTCCTGTAAGTAATAAATAATCTTTTTTCTTAAAAGATTCCAAACCTTTTTTTAATTTAAAAATTAATGGACCTGGAGAAAAAATCATTTGAGAAAATTCTGGTAATAAAAATTTAAATTTTCCATACTTAGCTGCACCCATAATATTTATTTTAGGATTACCTGATTGAGTACCAGGAATTTCTTGAATAACATATACTGTTGGATCAGTAGTATTTTTTATTTCTTCGTATTTTATTCTTTCTGACATTGACAAAACATATAACATTGTTTATATAGAAGTCAATACAGAAAGAAGAAAATATTTATGAATTATAAATTTAAAACAAAGCCGTATGCACATCAATTAACTGCGTTAGAAAAATCTTCTAACAAAGAAAGTTATGCTTATTTTATGGAGATGGGTACAGGTAAGACTAAAGTATTAATTGATAATATGGCGATGCTTTATGATAAAGGTAAAATAGATGGTGCTTTAATTGTTGCACCTAAAGGTGTTATTGGCACTTGGTATAATCAAGAAATTCCAACACACTTACCTGATCATATAGAGAATGTGTCAGTTTTGTGGCAAGCAAATATTACAAAAGGTCAACAAGAAAAATTAAATGAATTATTAAAAAGTAGTGATAAGCTACATATTTTAATTATGAATGTTGAAGCATTAAGTACATCTAAAGGTACAGACTTTGCAGCGTCGTTTCTTAGAACTCATAATACTATTATGGCAATCGATGAATCTACAACTATAAAAAATTCTGCAGCTAAAAGAACTAAAAATATTTTAAAGCTTGCTCCCCAATCTAAGTATAGAAGAATTATGACTGGTTCTCCTATAACTAAAAATCCATTAGATCTATATAGCCAGTGTGAATTTTTAAGTCCATGGTTATTGGACTTTGCATCTTATTACGCATTTAGAAATAGATATGCAGAAATGAAAACTATTCATGCAAAAGGTAGATCAATACAAGTTGTAAACTTTTTTAAAAACATTGGTGAGTTATCAGAAAAATTAAAAGGTTTTTCTTATCGTGTACTAAAAGAAGACTGCTTAGATTTACCTGATAAAATCTATGTAAAAAGAAATGTTGCACTTACTGAAGAACAATCAAAACTTTATAAACAGATGAAAACTATGGCTCTTGCTATATTAAATGGTAAGCAGACAACTACAGTTAATGTTCTAACTCAGCTAATGAGACTACATCAAATTACCTGTGGTCACTTCACTGCTGATGATGGTAGCACTCAAAATATAAAAAGTAATAGAATAAATGAACTAATGAATGTCTTAGAAGAAGTAGAAGGTAAAGCTATTATCTGGGCCAACTATCAAAAAGATATGTTTGAAATTAAAAAAGCTATTGAAAAAGAATATGGTGAAGGATCCGTGGTCGATTATTACGGACTCACTCCACAAGAAGATAGACAACCCAACATCAAACGTTTTCAAGAAGATCCTGAATGTAGGTTCTTTGTGGGTACTCCCCAAACAGGAGGTTATGGTATTACATTAACTCAAGCAAACACTGTTGTATATTATTCTAATGGTTATGATCTTGAGAAAAGATTACAGTCAGAAGACAGAGCACACAGAATAGGTCAAAAAAAATCTGTGACCTATGTTGATTTAATGGCAGATGACACCGTAGATGAAAAGATAGTTAAAGCTTTACGTAAAAAGATTAACATTGCATCAGAAGTTTTAGGTGAAGAATTAAGAGACTGGATATAGGTTTTAAGAATGGGATCTATGAGTACCCTTGAGGCGAGTGGTAGCGTCTCGTTTTAACAAACGCAGTTGGTTCGGTCCATACGATCCCTGGTTTTCATTACCGTTAAACCAACAACTGCCACTTAACCAACTACTTTACCGTCTTTCCATTCCATATCTGGAAGACCTTCGGTATATTTTTTTCCGTCAAAGGTAAGAATTTGTTTTCTGTTAGATCCTTTTTCATCATAAGACACGTGTATCCATCCTGCCTGGTCATCTTCGGGTTTATAATACTCGAGAATACATTGATCGAAGTCAACATTGTTAGTCAGCCAGTAAGCGACCTTAATATTGGGCACTGAATGAATTTCGAAATCGGCGGCGCAGCCAAGAGCATGCTGAGAGGTTTTTTTGCTCCCTATCGCTTCGCACAGCGCTTCTGAACGGTATCCCGAGCTGATGCTTAGGGGTTTGTCGAAGTGTGCTCTAACGGGCTCTAAGACCTCGTAACAGAGGTTTCCTAAATTTTTTATTTCTCCAGGGCCTGGAATGTTGTCAATCCCCTTACGTACAGCAGTCATGCTACGTGTCATCTCTTCAAGAGTAAAATGTTTTGAAAGCTGCATAATTATTTAAGCATGTTTAATAGTAGAGCAACTACTATTCCAAATGCTCCACCTATTATCATTTTTTCCATTCGTTCTAATCTTTGTTTAACTTCTTTGATTTGATCAAAAGTTTGTTTCTGCATAATCCGACACAATTTTTCATGGTCCTCTATTTTCTGTAATGCAGATTTTCTAGCCATTATATTGTAACCCCCGCTACAATAGAAACCCGATAGGATAGACCTATCACACCGCCCAAACTTTTAATTTTGTTTATCATTACGTTGTAAAAAATTCCTCTATTATTTTTGATCGTTCAGCAGTAGGTAAACTAGCAAAGTTAGCAGGTAATGTCGACCCTGTATTTTGGCTCTGTACCACTTGTGTATTTATAGATGCGTCTGACGTTAAATTAGGTGTCGTGATCCGTGGTTCTTGTTTAGGCATTCCATAACTAAGATCAGACATACCTAAATTTCCTTCTAATAAATCAACTCTTCTATTTTTATTCATAATACCATTGATAACGGGTAAAGCTTTAAAGTATGGGTTAGGCACAGCATTACCTTCTTTTCTATTTAGATCTCTATTTATTTCTCCTGTTCTTTCAATAAAGAAATTGGTTGGTCTTTTAGGAGTATAGACACCTAACATTACATCTGAAACAACTTTTGAAGATAGACCTTTTCTTTTCTTTAATTCTTTTTTAATTTTATAATCAGGCATTCCAAGTTCTCTCATAGCATCAACGTCCTTAGCCATTTTTTTTAAAACTTGAAATCTTGCTTGTTCAGAATATTTATATCTATTTATAATATCTTCAGGGCTAACTCTACCCCCTTTTAATAAAGTAGATGTAAATAAGTTTTCACTCTTCTTTAAGTCAGATCCAAACTGTGATGTCTTATATACTAAAGATCTTTCAGGATCTGCTGTCTTAATACCAAAGCCAGCTAGTCCAGGTAATTCATCAAATACATTATATTCTTTTCCGTACTTAGGATCAGTCTTACCCAATAAACTATTACCTAGTCTCTCAAGTTGTCTGTACGATCCAGGTTCAAAAGACTTAGCTACATGACCAAATCCTTTTACTATTTTTATAAACGGATCATCTGCTTGATCCCATACTCTTCTACCTTCTCTTCCAATACCTCTCCTTATTGTTGAGTCTACTAAAGCTTCAGTAAAAATAGATTCTGTTGTAAAAGGTTTTAATAACTCTACAGCTGACTCTTGAAGTCCTTCACCTAAAGATTGTTTAAGAGATGTCTCATCATTTTTACCTTCTGCTATTGCGTTAAAAACAGTATTAAAAGGTCTTAATAATGTATCGTATGCATTAGAATAACTAAAATCCACATATTTTAAATAACCATTTTTATCTCTACCCATAGGTAACAGTGTAGAATTCTTAGACCATTCAGGGACTACTCTTCTTAAAGCTTCCATCTCTTCATTATCTACGTCATGCATAGCTTTAAATGATTCTTGTGCAATTTTTGGAATACCACCTACAGTTAAACCAAAACTTAATATTCTTCTATTACCTAATGACACAAGTTCGGGTATACCTGTTGCTCTTTCTTTAATACCTTGTTCAAGAATATTAGATCCTGTTCTAAGTATCTCTAAAGGAAATGCTATAAAGTTTCCAAATGGTGATAGACGTAAAGCTTTACCAGCTCTTCCAATATATGCGTAGTTAGGAACTAGATTACGAGAAAGATTAGCTGCAAACTCATCTAAAAAATCATCATAACTTCCTATATATGTCCCAGCTACAGGATCAAAATTTCTTTTAACACCTTGTCTTACATAATCTGACATTTCTTTTGAAACACCTGTCTCCGTGCCTTCTAATATTTTTTTAAAGTTTGTAGAGGTAACTCCTTGTTTTGTAAATATATCTTCATAACGATTACGTTCTAAACCCCATGTAATTGTTTTCCAAAAATCATCTTCTGCAACATATGCATCTTGAATCTTGCCATAAGCTTTTTTTCCTTTTTGAACTAAATTAGTAAATCCTCTAAATGTTTTAGATTGAGTTGTAGCAGGATCAACAAAAGAATTTTTATAAAAGTCTTGACCTAATCTATCTAATTCTCCTGTAATTGGATTGGTTTTAACCATCCCTATTTTTAATAATCTTTCATATAAATCTCTATCTTGACGAGTCATTGTTCCTCTTATTCTTCCATAAGTAATTCTTTTTGCAGTTTCAAATAATCCAACACCTTGTTTTGTTTTAGGATCGATAAGTCTCCCAGCTTGAAAAATATCCCCACCTAAAGATTTAGGAAGTAAAGAAGTGAAGTCTGTTCCTGTTGGAACAATAGCACCATTAGCTGCAGCAAAAGCACCTGCACTAATTAAGTTTCTAGCGTGAGTTATGGGTGAAAGTATTGTTTTAGTTATCTGTGATACCGCTTTAGGAGCAAGCACTCCATATTTATATACAGCTCCAATTTTACCCGTGTTTAAAAATTGAGCAGTTGTTTGAAATATGTCATCATAAAAAGGTGCTCTTACATATTGATTTTCTAAAGGAAGAAGACCTATTAAATTTTTATCTTTTAATGCTTCTACTTTTTTAAATTGTTTAGGATCATTTAATATAGCTAGTCCGTCAGCTGTTTGTTGCGGTGTAAGTGGAACAAGATTTCCTTTTGGATTTCTAACTTCAGGAATATTTAATAATTCTCTTATAGCTCCTTCTTCAGTGCCATCACCAAATATATATCTACCAGGATTTAAAGTCGTTCCATCTTTTAAAAATTTTTTAGAACCTATTCTACCTACATCTTCCATAAGTTCTAATGTAGAATTTAATGTTGCCATTTTAGTTATACTAGAAAGGTATGTATGCTTAGGATCTGTTATTCTCCCATATATTATTTCTTCAAATTCATTTAATCTTTTACCTTTTAAAATTTCAGGATTAACTTTTATTACTTGATCTTCTAATTTAGCTGCCGCCTTATCAATACCACCTGATGGAGTTCTAGGTTTATCAACTAAAATTTCTTGTATGTTTCTTTTGTCTTGTCTTAAAAGATCAATTGCTGGATCATCTATATTTTTAGCTGTTAGATATTTTGCTATTAATTGTTCACCATCTTTAGCAACTTTATTCATAAAATCAGCGTTTTGTTTTAATGTAGCTATTGGAATTTTTTTTATAGCCGCTTCTTCAGTTAATTTTGCAGCCGTATAATATTTTAAAGCTTCTTGTTTTTGAGCTGCCGCTGCATCACCTGTTCTAAAAAATGAAAAAGCGGTATCAGTAAAATGATCATAATCTGCGGTTAGATAATTACCTAACTCACTTTGAAGTTTGATTGACATATCTTTTTGATTGTTTTTATTTAACAGCTTACCTGTCATATTATCAACACCGTTTCTCATTTTTATAACTAAATTTTTTAATTCTGTTGAAACTCTTCTTCCTTTGTTACCGCCAACAGTGTTTTCAACATCTTTTAAAAGTTTATCAAATTCACCGCCTGGTACTATTTCATAATCACCAGCTGTAAATAATCCATCAGGTCCTTCTGCAGTTTTAAGTCTTCTAAAACCTTCTTCAGTTTCTGAAAACTCTAACAGTTTTCTAGCATTATTTTTTAAACCAGATTTAGATTCTATTAAATCAGGTAATTTTTCAGCTGTAATATTTGCTGCTTTCTTACCAGGTATGGGTTGCATTACTTTTTGAATTCTTTTTAATATTTCTTCTTCATTTTTAAGCACAGTGTTTCCTGTAATATTAGGAACTACTTCTTTTACGGTATCAAATAAATCAATAACATCTTGACCTGCATCAAATTTAATTGCTTCTGCAACATCTGCAGATCTTCTTGCTCCTTCAGCACTTACTTCATCTAACATACCAGCTTGACTAAAACCAAACTTAATATACTTTTCATATAATTCTTTTACACCACCACTAAAACCAGTTCCTTCTGTATATCTTAACAAACCTTCTTTAGCAGGTCGTCTTAATGCATTAATACCTTTACCTGCACCAGCTATACCTAGATTAAATATTGATCCATCTATTCCAAATTTAACTCTGTTAGTTAATCTACGAAAAGCTTCTTCTCTACCTTCTTTTTTATCTCTGTTCATCATAGTGAATGCAACAGGTTCTAGTGATGTGCCTTTTAACATATCACCTAATGTTCCTATTTCCTCATCTGATACAATAGCTTCTCCAACTGCAGCACCACCTATACCACCAGCTAACTGAGAATTTTTTACATTGTTTATTACTTTCCCAAATCTACTAAGCTCAGCATATTTACCTATTTTTCTAGCATCAATAGCTTTTTTAGCTAAACCCATTCCTATCTTAGCACCTTGAAATGCAGGGACTCCTATTTGTGCTAAGGCTGTTGTAATTTTACCAACTGTTCTTGCTTCTGCTTCATCATCAAAAGGATTAAGATCATCAAAAAATTTTTCAACAGAAGTTGCTGTATCTGTATCCCCTATTAAATCAAATAGTTCAGCTCCTAAAGATACAAAACCTTTTGGTATATTTATTAATCCAGTTGCAACTCCTGCTAATGCGGACTCAATAAATCCAGTCTCATCTGCTTTTTTTCTTTTTGCTGATCTAGTAGGGCCGAAAGCTTCTTCTTCAGAAATAGGCATATATACCTCCTACGTTTTTTTAGTTTCTTTTATTTTTGCAATAAATTCAGGGTCTCCTGGTATGTAAATTACTCCATCTACAACTCTTACTGGTTTACCATTATCTCTAATATAGTATTCACCATTAGGACCTTCTTTATAATCATCAGGTAATAATTCAATATCTTGTCTAGTAAATTCACCAACTAAATCTCCTAGTCCCGCATCTTCTAATTTTTCCATTTCTTTTAAAAACCCTGTTTCACTTATTCCTCTTCCTTTAGCAAAGTCCATAAGAGCTTTACTTTCTGCAAGTCTAAGAGCAGGGCTTCTTTTGGATTCTGTTACTAAATTATAAGCTTCTTTAAAAGAATCTAATCCATATTCTTTTTGTATAGCTTTAACAAATTTAATTTGTTCTGGTTCTTTCATATCATCAAATGATTTTTGTAAAGCTAACATCTTAATATCTTTTTCTGCTTTTTGTTTGCTAGCTAATACTTGACCAACACCTTCTAATGGATCTGCTGCAGCTCTACCAACAGCACCAACTAAGTCACCGCCTGGTTGAGCAGCTAAACCTGCACCAAATTTAGCAAGTTGTAAATATAATTGTCTTTTTGTATCTTCATCTGAAGTACCCATTACTTGATCAATAATACCTTTGTTGTCAGCATATACATCTAATAATTCTTTTTCAGGATCTTGAGGAATTTTTTTCTCGGTTGTTTTTACAGGTATTTTATTTACAGGTTCTTTGTCCTCTTTCATTGAGGGTAAGGTAAACCCTTTTTCAGCGGATGTTGGAAAACCAAAAAAATATGCTTTGTCTGGATCATTTCCTGTAAACTCACTAAATTCACCACCAGTTAATAAATCCATTTGTTTAGTTCCAGAAAAACCTGGATTGTAACCAAATAATCTTCCTAAAGTATTTAAAGGAACATTAGCAAAATCTAAAGCCGCAGCTATTCCAGCATTAGGGCCGTAAGCTACAGCACCCTCCGCTGCTTTAGCTATAGGTGTTTCACTAAACTTATATTCTGGTCCAGTGTTTTTTTTAACTTCATCTCCCTCAGCATATCCAGGTCTAACAGACATAATACCATCATCGCTTCGACCACCCATTCTAAACATAGGTCGTTTTAAAATACGATTCATCATGTTACTTCAATGCTCCGAATATTCCTGCGAGTCCTGTACCTAATCCTAGTGCCGTTTGTAATGGTGATGCTGGTGGTGTTTGTGAGAATTGATACTGTGCAGGATAACCACCCATCAATCCAGTTACACCTTGACCAAAGAATCCTAATCTCTCTAATGGTTCATAGGCCGCTGTTCTTGCCCCTTGTCTCGCTGCATCTAATTCAGCTTGTGTTTGTGCTTGTTGTGCTGCACCTACTTGACCCAGTGTTGAAATATCTGCTCTTTGTAATTGTGGTACTTGACCTGCTAATCCAGATTGGAATGAACCTAATCCTAATTGTTGTTGTGCTAATCCAGATTGCGCTTGTCCTAAACCAAATCTGTTTTGAATATCTTGTTGTCTAGCTTGTTGTGCTTGACCGAAACCTTGTTGTAACATTTGTGCTTGAAGTGCTGCTCTGTCTCTATCTGATTGAGACTGATACTCTGCTCTTTGTACACCTTCTCTACCACCACCAAATGCTCCTGATGCAATTGCTTGATCAGCAATAGATTTTTCTTGTATGGCTCTTTGTCTATCAAACTCTGATAATGTTGTATCAATTACTTGTGATTGATAAGGTGACATGTATTGTTGCATTTGAGATGAAGTTGGTGCTCCAGTTAAACCAGCAATACCACTTAGTGTAGTTCCAACATCTCCCACTGTCTGACCAGCAGCTGTTCCTTGTGCTTTTGCTTGATCTATAAATGGTTGAAAAGATCCAACACCAGAACCTGCTAATGTTGCAGCTTGTTTTTGTAATGCATCTTGACCTGCAACTGTTGGTGCAAACTTAGAAGTATCAACAGGAATAGCAGTTGCTGCTGTTAATTGTTTTGCATAATCTTTTCCAAGATCTTCTATAAACTGTGCGGGTAAATTTCTAGTTTCTGTTATTGCCATTATACTTGAGACTCCAAATTTTTCATCATACTATACATCTTATCTGCGCCTTTATCAACACTTCCTCCACCTGCTGCTCTGACTGCATCTGCTGTCATTACGAACTCATTTTTGGATAATCTTGCTGGCACATCATCTGCTTTTTCTTTAGCTCCTAATGGCACAAAACCACCACCTCTAAGGTCCATTTCATTACCTCCAAGGTTCATGATTCCTCCATCAGCTTTATCTTGACGTTGTTTAGTTTTAATTATATTGATTTCTTCTTGAGATGCTCCCGTTATACTTGAAATAGTGCTATCATCCATTCCTTTATTTAACATGTCTTTTATCATAGAAATTGTTTTATTTACTTCACCACCTTCTGCATATGAATCTGTAAATTGTCCACTGGGTAAAAATCTAAATTCTGAATCTCCTTTTCTTGCACGTGAAAGTATATCTGCAAAATCAATTCCTTCACCTCTATCTAATTTACTAATATCTATTTCATCGTCTTCATCTTGTTCACCTGCTGCTAGTAATCCACCAAGACCTGACACTCCAGCAATACTTGCAATTTTACCTAAACCTGTTAAAGACGTTCCTTTTGCTAGACCTGCTTTTCCTAATAAATTAGCTAAACCACTTTTATATCCAAACCCAGTTTTTAATGGGTTGAAGCTACCTTTACCAAAAAAAGAACCTAATCCACCCTTACCTGCAAGACCACCAAACTGTGTTCCAGGTATACCAAAGGTTAATCCTGCCATTAAAGCAGCTTTACCTATTTTACTTTTAGCAACTTTCTTTACAGCCTTTGCTGCTTTTTTAAAAATTTTTTTAAAAAAATATGACTTGATCCCTGTTCCATTAATATCTTCTCCTGCTCCACCTAATGATTTTAAAAGTGCAGCTTCTTCTGGATTAATATATGCTAAAGATTCCCCTGGAGGAGCCATTCTTTTAGCTTGATCTAAAGTAATAATTCCACCTTCATCGTAGAGTTGTCTATTCATATCTGATCTTGAAATTGCCATAATTTATCTATCTTATTTGGTTTTACCGAAAATATCAAGGCTTGGCATAAGAACTTTTATATCTCTTCGAATGTCTGTCTCAGGTATTCCCTTTGATTTCCATTCATTATCGTCCTTATATTCCTCACCTGTTTTAAGGTTAGTTATTTTTTCTATTATTTTCTCTGGTTTTAAGACTTGCATATATCTCCTATGTTCTATCGATTTCTAATATCGATACTGTGCCTTCAAATATGTCGGCTGTTGCTGCTTGTAATTGTAGTTTGTCACTCTCTTCTAATATAATTGTTCCATCAGATATAGATTTAGAATCACCTGAGTTAACAGTATGTTCAGCAAATTGATAAGCTCTACCTGCAGATGTGTCATATATAAAAGCTTTAATCTCAACGTTACCTGCTCCAACATTAGCTGTATGAATGTTTTGTATGATTGCTCTAGATTCCGTTGGTACAGTATAAATATCTGTAGCATTAGTTGTCGTTAAATCAAATTGTGCGTTTCTATATCTATTAGCCATTATGCTTTACTTCCACTGCTCATGAACCAAGTAAACCTTTGCTGTTCATCTCTTAAATCTTGTTGAAACGTAGAGTTTAATTTCTCAATCAATCCATCTAAATCTCTAACTAAAGAATCAGCATCTTGCTGTCTATATTCTTTATTGGGTCTTGTAAATACTACGGTTATCTTTGCCATTATAGAAGCCCTGCTAGTCCACCATTTTTAAAAGATCCCATTGAGTCTGAACCACCTTTGTCTGCTGCTCCCATACCGCTACTAGCACCTGAAGGACCATCCATAAAACCACTATCATATCCTGCTTGATAACCACCCGTACCTGCAGCTTTATTTGCTGCTGCCATAGATTTAGTTGCTCGCTCTCTTGCTGCTTCTTGAGCTGCTTCTTGAGCTTGAAGTTTAGCTAAATTTTTAAGAGATATTTTTTTACCTAATTTTTGTCGCTCTAACATTTTAGAAATTCTTGATGTTCTTCTTCTAGAAGATCTTGCAGCATCTGTATAATAACCTCCTAAAGCATTTTGTTTATTTAAATCCTCTGGATCATAAACATTTCCAAATTCATCTATAACGCTGGCTCCTAAAGGTCTATTTTCAAATTGACTTGTTATTCCAGATAAGATTTGCCCTGCAAAAGGTATACCTGTTATTGCTGATAGTATTCCATTAAGAGCAGTTTTTCCTAAATCAAAACCTTTGCCAACACCAGACTTTGCTTTATCTGTTAGAGTTTCGATTCCACTTATTGCTTTTTCAAAAGGATTTTGAACAGCAGGATTATTAAAAAATTGTCTGTTTGTTAATCTACTTTTTAAACTTGTGGGTGCATCAATAAAATTATATCCTGGTATTTCTTGATAAGGTTCATTATCAATTACAAAATCATTTATTTGATTTTGATAGCCAAACGGATTAGGGTCTCCCTGAACTCCACCCATAATCTTATCTTGATATGGATTAGTATTATATAGAGTGTTAATTATTGCCATTATCGTCTTCCATCAGGTTGTGTGTCTAATCTAAAAGTACCTAACTTCCAACTTTGAGAAGCTCCAGTATTAGCTACTTTTAAAGATATAGCTCTTGCTCTTGCACGAGTATCTACCTTATCCGTAGAACTTGTAATTGTAAAGGGTCCAAGTGGTGAACTTGCTTGAGAATTGTTTGGATAGTTTCTTAATTGTAATGTTACTTGAGTATTACCTGTTTGTGATAAAAAGTCAGGCACAAATCTTCTAATCTTCATAAGGTGCTCACCATCTCCTTTAAAGTCAGCGATACCTGTCATTTGATTACCTACAATTCTTTGAGTAATGTCAAAGTCACCTGATTCAATATTAGAGGTAATAGCTGTAACTGTTCCACTAGCCACCTGATCAGTTCCTTTTTCATGTTCAAAATATATTGTACTTCCTTCAGTATTACCTTGAACATCAAACGATGCATCATCACCTGCATTAAAAAAAGTTGCGTGAGGTAAACCAAATACAGAAGAGTCTTGCCATGCTCCTCTTGCTAAAGTTCCTGTTGTCCACACAGGTCTTTGAGGTGATGAGTCCATATAATTATAACTTACGCATCTATTTAAAACAGTTGAACTTTCTGTACAATAGAACCAAGTGATTTCACCAAACAAATTATTTAATCCAACATTAATTAATTGATTAGCTGTTGTATTTAAATCATCAAAAACAAAATCTTCTACTAAACAAATCATAGTCTCAAGATTACCAGAGTATTTAAAGAAACCATTTTCCGAAAACCAATACGCAGCACCATCAACTTCTAATGCAGCGTTCTGTCCAATCAATCCACAGTTAGTTCCTACTTGTTGAAAACCAAATGTAAATGGTTGACCAATAAATCTCATAGTAAATAGTGAAGTATCTGTCCAAATATAAGTTGCATCTCTACCTCTAACCGCACCTACAATTTTAGATCCATCTGCAAGTCTTTGTGTACCTGCGGTATTAACTGCTGTTGGTTGGTATGTATTAATATCTTCTTGGTTTGAAAATCTAATAAACATTTCATCTTGAGTTGTTGGATCACCAATGGTTAATTCTGTTCCAAAGAATACTAAGTGTCTGTCAGGTGTAGATACTAACATATCTCGTGATGCAGTTGGTGCACCTGATATAATACTTGCTCTTACTGTTACAGCATTCGTTGCATTTGAGTCCCATTCAAATACTTGTGCATTATGAATTAGTGCAATTACTTTATCTCCAAAGTTATCAATCGACCATAAACCTGGATCAACAACTAAATCACCAGATGCAGCTTCTCCCCATGCAATGTAGTCTGAACTGTTTAATACAGTTGCACCATTAGAATGCGTTGCAGCTGTTGTGTTTCTAACTCCTCTAGTAACACCTGTTAAAGTGTTTGTTGATATACCTGTGTATGAAATTTCTTCTGTTCCTATTTGAATAAAGTTTGTACCTGAACTTGGAAACTGAGATGCATCAGTTAATACAATAGTTGTTGTAACAGCATTGATACCCCCATTTAAAGTTGTTGTTGCTTCACCTGTTACAGTTCCGCCCCAAGAAGCTAATCCCCAACCAAAACCAGGTAATTGTTCTGCAGGTCCTACTGGATAATAATGCTGTACTCTAATGCCACCAGATGTTGTAGCACCTGAACCTGTTTCATTAGATGGCATTGTAATAGTTAAAGTTGTTCCTGTTGGTACACTTGTTACCATAAATTTTTTATCATCAAAGTCTGATGCTGAAAAATTAGAATTAGTTATTGCTGTAAAATTATCTAAAAGAATAATATCATTTTCTTGAATGTTATGATCCGTGCTAAATGTTATCGTGACTGTTGGCGAACCATTCGTTGTACTAAATGCATTTGATAAAGTTGTTGTAGTTTTAATAGGGTGAATATCATAATAAACACCACCTGTATAAGCGTATAAAATTCTGTTTGTACCTATGATTGCAAACTTGTTTCCTGATTTATTGACTAAATGATGTAAAGCTCTTGCAGCTCCTGTAAGTTTGGATTCTCCTAATTGTGACCAACCACCAATTTTTTCAGGTGTACCATATCTAAAACGTACGTTGTCACCATCAACCCATTGTCCTTCGGCTGTGGTCTCTGTAATCTGTTTATTGAATCCTGGTTGGAATCCTATTTTTTGTAGCATATAACCTCATCCTATTACATATTCCTTATTGGTGGAATACCCAATAATGGTCGTTTATCAAACTTATTTTTTTCAGCGAACGGACCATTCCTGTGGTTATAATGTAAAAACACCTGACCACAAACTTGACCTTCAAAAGGCTCCCGCCAATGTTCGAGTTCGCAACCACTATATACTAACATATCCCCTACTTCAAGCAAGACTTTCGTGCCTTCTGGAGCGTTGGGTTTATGTATATTTTTGTATTCATCAATGACAGAATCTGCACCTGTACCATCTATAAAGATTGGCCATGGGTCACCTCCTAAATTAATAGTAGTTGATATTTCACAACTAGGTCTGTCTTTGTGTCTTTTTAATTCATCACCGTGTTTATATAACCTTGCATAGGAATAAGTAGGACATAGATCTAGGCCAGTTTCATGAGCCATTACTGGCAATACTTTAACCAACAGAGTCTCCATTACAGGATCTGCATAATGTGAGTATGTATTTGGTATTTGTTGATCGGTCCATGTACCCAACATTCCATTGTCATAGGTAATATTATTTTCATACATAAATTTAACTGCATCTCTTTTAAGAAGAAAATAGTTAAATATAAAATTAGCTAGCTCGTAGCTAATAGCCTTTTTAATTACTTGATATTTATTAAAAGCCATGTTGTATAAAATTAAAACTTACTGATATCCTTATATCATTTGATTGATTAGGTTCAACACTATGCCATAACCATGCAGGAAACATTATAATACGTCCTGGAAATGGATCAATATCTGCATCTCTCCATAAATGTTTCGGAGGTTTTCCCTCTTTTCTATTAGGCATTACTATTTGTGCTCCAGGTCTAGGGTCATATATTTTAAGTCTACCAGCTTGTGGGTTTGACTTAACATAATACACACCTGAGAATAATGAGTTTGGATGTATGTGTGGTTTGTTCATTCCATCTTTTGGATTTATGTTAGCCCACATATTACCAAGAATAGGTTCTCTATCTAACCACTCTTCTTTAAATACATCTTTACACATGATCATTAGCTCGTTGACTAAGGGTTGATACTCTGGCTTTGATGCCATGTCGGTCGTAGAATGCCAGCCTTTGTAATTTGTTTTCTGTACTCCTTGATCTTGATTAGACCAATTGACAATGTCTTGTGTTAGTTTATCATTATCTAATTGTACATCTTTACCAAAAACACTGGTTGGAAAAAATTCTTCTCTAATCATCTAAAAGGCTTTCCTCCAAACCAACAAACTAAAGACTGCCTCATACCTTTAGTTACTGGATTAACTCTGTGATTTAAAAATGATGCAAATATAATAGCGTGTCCTTGTTTAAGTTCTGCAAATTTACCAGGTGCCATTAGTTCAAGGTCTCCTCCTTCAAACTCTGATGGATCATTTAACAACAACGTCATTGATATTTTTCTTACAGGTGGTTCGTGTTGCATGTTCACATCACAATCCATATGCCAATCATAGAACCCTCCTTCAGGGTATTCTGTAAATTGTGCATTCTCTGTAACTTGTATATCACCAAAACCAAAATGGTTTTCATTTGTTTTTTGTATAAAGTTATTAAGATCACGATACATATGTCCCATTTCTTTAAATGGTATCCAAGATATTGTAGTTACTCTTTTCTTTGTATCTGTTCCTCCACCTGGTTTATTCATACCCACTTGTGCTTGTTGTGGTTTTTGTGCTCTACCTGATGCAATAATCTGTCTGCATTGTTCGGGTGTAAAGAGTGGTGTAGTTGTTTGAACTATCCAACTTTTCCATTTAGGTTCTGTAATATGTCTATTCTCGTACATTAACTTACTCCCCTGTTTCTAATTGGGTCATAATGGACATCCATGTTTGCAGCTAGTGTTCGTCTCATACCTGGTCCATTAAATGGATAAACACAATGTCTCATGTCATATGGAAAGATATAAAAATCTCGTTCTTTAATATTGGGTTGATAGTCTACATTTGCAAACATACCTGAAACTGAACCTAGTATTTGTAATTTACCATTTTGTGGTGACTGTGCTGCAGAATATTCTACACCATAAGACTCGGGTAATTTTAAAACCATAACACTTGATAGACCTGTAAACAATGATCCTTGATGCACGTGCACTGGATTATACTCATGCTCAAACATAGTGTTAACCCATACAGAATTAAAATGCATATTATATTCTCTCACTTTATTCCACTCTAAATAATGTTTAAATTTTGATTCAAACCATTGCATTACATTGTGTGGTAAATGATTATGTCTAGTCATTTTAGGACTATCTTCCCCATTAAAAAATAAACTATGTTCTTTTTCAATCTTACCCACCAATTGTTTATTAGCTGGTTTTAATTCAGGATATTTTGTTTCGTAAATATGATTAATGATATTATAAACATCTAAAGGCACTTGGTATTTTAATACCGACTGACCTAAAAATATAAAATCAAATTTATTTTGGCTTAGATCCGAGGTCATTAGTCAATTGTTCTTTCTTGTTATAGATCATCTCTCCTGATTTTTTAACTCTTTCTATCGTTTGTAATTGTCCTAATACATTAAACACTTCAGGTTGACTTGAGCCTGATGTTAATGTCTCTGCTTTGTTTTTCATAATCAAATGATATGAATCTAATTGGTGTCTATTGACATCTTGAGTATCAAATGAACCATCATCAAATTCTTTTTTAAGTGTTGACCATAGTTTAATTTCTCTCATTCTGTCCCTAGCTACAAGTTGCATGTTAGCTACAGAATAAGTTTTTTCATCTATGTCTATTTGAAGTAGTTCTCTTTTTAAAGGATCTTCTTCTGTCTTTAATTTTTCTTGTAATCTTTTTAATTTAACTTCATTACGTCTAGCATCAAATGAAAGACTCATTAAATTTTCTAGGAATACGTTCTGTTCTCTAACACACTGCCAATATTTTGAAGCTTTAGTTGGGTATTTTGCATCTTGTAAAACAGACATTCTCATTTCTGTTTCAGTTCTAAACACTTGTTTTTTAGTCCAAGTATCTCTAAGCTCATTAGTCATTTCTTTAAATTCCTTGACATCATTTGGGTCAAGTAAATTATTTAAGCTAGGAGCTTCTTTTTCTATTAGTGCATGTATGTTTCTTTTTTCAGTCATTATATATCCCTTTCATTGAATAATGTTAATATAACCATTACTGATTATAAGTCAAGTTACGATGTTGTAATATTACTTGCAGGCGCTGCAGCTGTTGTTTCACCTGTAAATTCTTCTGTTGTAGTAACTGCTGTCCCACCACTATTAGCTCCTGATGCCATTAGTGCAGATGTTGAAGTCCCAGCTCCAGCTCCTCCTTGTCTTGCAGTTGCCATTGAAGCTCTTGTTGACCAAGATGTTCCATCATATCCATTTGTATTTCCTGTTGTTGGAGGAATACTTCCAGAAAAAACTAACCCTGCTGTTAAAATTCCAGCTGCTGATGCCAATGTAATATTTGTTGGATAAACATTTACAGCAGTCCAAGCAGTTCCATTATATTCTTCTACATTATTAACATTAGGAGGTGAACCTCCAACAGCGACTGCTGCTGTTTGTGTTCCAAAAGCTGCTGCTCTTTCTCTAGCAGTATTCATATTCCCACCTGCTGACCAATCAGTTCCGTCATATTCATAGGACTCTGCATTATTGCCTCCAGAAGTGCTACCACCTATTGATAACGCAGCAGTTTGTGTTCCAGCTCCTGCAAGCTGTGAAATGTCTGCGGGCATATCATTAACTTCACTCCAAGAAGATCCGTTCCATTCTTCGGTTTCTGATTTTCTAGTGCTAGTTACTACACCACCAAAAAGTAATGCAGCTGTTTGAGCAGCCTGTGTTGCTTCTCCTGCTCCATATCTTCCTGTGTTTAATGTCGGTGCTGCAGTCCAAGATGAACCATTATATAATTCACTATTATTTAAAGTATCAGCGCCACCCATTATAATTGCAGCTGTTTGTAATCCATTTCCTGCAGTAGTTCCTAAAGCGGTATTTGTATTCCCACCACTAGCCCATGCTGCAGCTGTAAATGTGTTTGTTGAAAAATTAAATTCTTCTGTTGCATCAAATGCTTCTCCACCGCCGCCTGGTCCAATTCCCCCTGCAATCCAAGTCCCTGATGCTGTGTTTCTTCCTGTTCCAGCTCTTGTTCTTGCAGTTGCTAAAGTAGCTGGTGATGTTGCCCAAGAGGTTCCATCCCAACTTTCAATTGTTGTTTGTGCTGCTTCACTTGGAGGTCTATCTCCACCGAAAGCTAACCCATCTGTTTGAGTTCCTGATCCTGCTATTTGGTTTCTTCCAGTATTCATTGTATTACCAGATGTCCAATTAGTTCCATTATATACTTCTGTTATATTACTTTCACTTGGAAAACCTCCAGCAAGAACTGCTGCGGTTTGTGTTCCAAAAGCTGCTTGACCACCTTTAGCTGTATTTCTAGCATTTGCTGCTGTCCAGCTAGTGCCATTCCAATGATGCATTGCTGTGCTATCGTAAGCTTGAGTTGAAACAACAGCAGTATTAACTGCTCCTATTCCTTGCATAGAGTTACCACCTGTTGGAAAACTATTTCCTGAAGTCCAACTTGATCCATCATAATTATATGTTTCTGCTGGTGAACCTGGAGCTGGCGAACCTGGTACTCTTCCACAATATGCTATTGCTGCTGTCTGTGTTCCAGCGGTTCCTGCAGAATATCTATTAGTTGGATAAGTTCCACCTGCTGTCCAACCTGATCCATTGTATTCTTCTACAGCAGATAAATAAGTAGAATCATCTAGACCTCCAACAACTAAACCTGCAGTTCCAGTTCCAACACCAAAACCGTATAAAGATCTTTTATTTGTCATGTTTGCTGAGCTACTAGTAGACGCAACACCGATACCTTGCACACGCAAGTTGCCTGTAGTAGAATTATACCATACCTGTCCGTCTTCTGCTCCTGCAGGATCTGCTGATAAGTATTTAACTCTCAGTCCTCTGATTTCATTGTAGCCAGCCATTTATAAAATTCCTTATGGGAGTGTTATATCGCTTGGTCTACTTGATAATGCTTTTTGCTCATCAGACAAAGCATCCCATGCTGTTTGTGCTGCAGTTATTTCTGCATCCACTAAAGCTTGAGCTTCTGCTTTTGTCTTTTCAACACCGTTCTTTTCAGCTAACCATCTTGCGCCATCGACATTGTTTCCAATGCACCAAACGTCAGCAGGAAAACCTCTAAGAAAAAATTCTCTTCTGTCTTCTGCAGTAAAGAACCCTTTTCCAGTGTTTGTAGCAGTACCATATATAAAGTGTGCCATAGTATTTACTCCTTTGTTGTTATTATAAACTTATTATTAATCATTATCAACTAGATGTTAGGGTTTTGTAATCTAGTTGAACAATTTCTCCAGTAAATTCTTCTACACCTGTTTCAGCAGGAGATCCACCTATAGATAATCCTGCAACGTTAGTTCCTGCACCTGATCCTTCTGCCGTAGCACCACCCATTGCAGGTTTTGAAGACCAAGCACTACCATCATATTCAACAGTTGTAGCTACTTTTGAAGGTTGGTATCCTCCAAACGCTAAAGCTGCTGTTTGAGTTGCTCCACATCCCATTAAACCAGAAGTTCCTGTTGGTAATGCTCCTCCTGCTGTCCAAGACGTTCCACCATATTCTTCAGTATTAGCATATTTAGTTGAATTGGGATTATCTGATCCACCAAAAACTAAACCAGAAGTTTCTATACCAGCTCCTGCATAATATTGTCTAGCTTGAGATAAAGCTCCTCCTGCTGTCCAAGACGTTCCATTATATTCTTCTGTTAAAGATGAAACAGCAGGTCCTGTTGTTCCACCTGCAGCTAATGCTGCAGTTTGTATTCCAAAACTTGCAAAAGATCTTCTAGCTGTAGACATAGAATTTGGTTGAGTAGCCCAACTTGATCCATCATATTCTTCAGTAGCTCCTGAAACTGGATTATTTGCATATGTAATTGCTGCAGTCTGAGTTCCACACCCACCTGCATATTGTCGTGCTGTATTTAAACTAGGTGCTCCAGACATAGCAGTACCATTATAACTTTCAACTGCTGTTGATGCTCCAGGAGGTCCAACTCTACCACCAACAGCTAATGCTGCAGTTTGAGTTCCAGCACTTGACATAGATTCTCTTCCAGTTGATAAAGCTCCACCACTAGCCCATGTCGCTGCTATTGGGGAGTAGATTGAAAAATTAAATTCTTGAGTTATAGCTGCGGCTGGATCATTTCCTGCAAAAACAGCTGCTGTGCTAGTTCCAAATGCTGCTGCTTGTTTAGCGTTTGTCCCTAATGTTGCAGAGCTTGTTGTCCAAGTAGA